AAATCACGATGTTCGGGTTGATGGCAAGTTTGGTATGCAGTATTACGCAGAAGAAATTGCCAAGATAATTGCACCAAAAAAGAAGAAGTTTGCCTTTTAGGATCACCATGACCCCAGAACTCCAAAAATACTACGAAAGCCGCTTTGACATGATGTCAAACGAGGGTTGGAAGGATTTAACTATTGATATTGACATTATGATAGAGTCGCTTAATAATCTGAGCGTTATTCCTGATGAAAAGACCTTAATGTTCAAAATAGGTGAACTTTCCATCTTGACTTGGCTGAAAACCTTGAAAGAGGTCAGTGAACGAGCCTACGAGGAATTGAATGAAAAGAATGTTTGATTTTGCCTGTGCAAACGGGCATAAAACAGAAAGACTCTGTGATTATGAGTTGCAGAGTTTTAAGTGTGAGTGCGGAGAAACAGCAAATCGCACTCTTTCTGCGCCAGCCTTTAGGTTGGAGGGGTGGTCTGGTTCTTTTCCATCAGCGCATGGAAGGTTCGAGAAAAGCCATCTTGACAAGCTAAAAGCTGAACGCAAAGCCACAACATAAGCATTTATGCCGTTGTGTATCCTAGAACCCAAAAGTGGCAGGAAAAGGTAAATTATGAGTATTGTGAATGAACCAGATGAAATGCAAGACGAGTTACAAGTTGTAGAAAGCAAAAAACTTGCCGACACCCTTGAGCCAATGTCTGTTGAGATTCCTGATAAATATCGGGGTAAAGAACTCTCAGACATTATCAAAATGCACCAAGAGGCTGAAAAGTTGATTGGTAAGCAAGCCCAAGAGGTAGGTGAAGTACGCAAACTTGCAGATGAACTTATCAAACAAAACCTCGCTGGTAAAGAGCAACCTCAAGCAGTAGAGCCAGAAATAGATTTTTTCGAGAATCCACAGGCGGCGGTTCGTAAGACTGTTGATAACCATCCCGATGTACTTGCGGCTAGACAAGCTGGTCAAGAGTTCAAAAAGATGCAAATTCAGCAAAAGCTGGCAGCAGAGCATCCTGATTTCGGTCAGATTGCTCAAGATTCAGACTTTGTGAATTGGGTGAAATCTTCACCTATTCGTATTGGTTTGTATGCAAAAGCTGATGGTGAGTTTGATTACGACAGTGCTAATGAACTACTAAGTACCTATAAGCAGTTGCGTGGTGTTAAGGCTAAACAGACTAATGAAGCAGGGGAAACTCAGCGCAAGTCCAACCTTAAAGCCGCAAGTGTTGATGTAGGTGGAAGTGGGGAGTCTGGAAAGAGAGTCTATCGAAGGGCTGACCTGATTCGACTAAAAATGCAAGACCCTGCTAGATATGACGCATTGAATGATGAAATTCTTACGGCTTATCAAGAAGGTAGGGTCAAATAACTTAACTTTTGATTTTGGAGATACATCATGGCAACAGCATTTTCCCCCGCAAATAGTGTAACGAACACTACAGCCGCAACCTTCCTTCCAGATATTTGGAGTGATGAGATTATTGCGGCATACAAGAAAAACCTCACGATGGCTAACCTCGTGATGAAGATGAACTTCAAGGGTAAAAAGGGTGATGTGATTCACATTCCCGCACCTACCCGTGGCAGTGCATCATTGAAAGTTTCAGAAGCCGCAGTCACGTTGATTGCTGCAACTGAACTTGAAGTACAAGTGTCCATCAATCGTCACTTTGAATACAGCCGTTTGATTGAAGACATCACAGAAGCCCAAGCATTGAACTCTTTGCGTAACTTCTACACTTCTGATGCTGGTTATTCTTTGGCAAAAGCAGTTGACACTGACCTGATTCAGTTGGGTCGTTCTTCAAATGGTGGTGCTGGCACTAATGCTTATGCAACTGGTGCTTTCATTGGTGGTGACGGAACTACAGCTTATGTTGCCGCAAGCAACAATGAGTCTGCTTTGACCGATTCTGCCATTCGCCGCACTATTCAGCGTCTTGACGACAATGACACCCCAATGGACAATCGTTTCTTCATCATTCCTCCATCAAGCCGTAATACGCTGATGGGCTTGGCTCGTTACACTGAGCAAGCATTTGTGGGTGATGGCAATGCTATCCGCAATGGTGAAATTGGTAATCTTTATGGTATCCCCGTGTTTACTACTAGCAATGCTGATACTGCTTCTGGCAGTAACGCTGCTCGTGTTTGCTTGATGGGTCATAAGGATTCTATGGTTCTGGTTGAGCAAATTGGCATTCGTTCACAAGTTCAATACAAGCAGGATTACTTGGCGACTTTGTTCACAAGTGACACCCTGTATGGTGTTGCCGCTTTGCGTAACGCAGCTTCTGTTGGTGCGGCTAAGTCTGCATCTTTGTTTGCTCTTTTGGTTCCAGCCTAATTGCAGTTGCGCCCCCTGCCCTAGTGGTGGGGGGACTTTTTTAACCTAATTAGGAGAAACAAAAATGGCAGCAGCAACAGCAGTAGTTTCCCGCCGTGGAAACGATCAATTTCGTGGTCTGTTTACAGATACTTGGGATGTTTCATGTACTTTGAATAGCGCATCAGTTGCTACCACTGCTACAGCTACAGACACAGTGACTGTTTCAGGCGTAGCTTTGGGCGACATGGTTCTTGGTATGTCAATTGGTGTAGATGAAGCTGGCTTGGTTCGTAGAGCCTATGTTTCAGCCGCTAACACAGTGACTATCGTGACCTACAACCCAACAGCAAGTTCTGTGGATTTGGCTTCAACTACATTGCAACTCATTATTTGTCGTGCTGTAGTTTAATGATGGGGGGGCTAGTCCCCCCTTTCTCATTTAAGGGTTTTATGGCTACTTTTCGTTGTCTTCAGTCGGGTAATACTGTAACTTTTACATATCAGCATGATATTGACTCTATGAAAGGTCATCAGGGGTATGTAAGGTTAGAAGAACCAGAAGTAACCATAGAATCTGTAGAATCAGATACTAGAACAGATACCGCATTTGCGCCTGTAATTAAGCGTATGGGAAGACCCCGAAAGGTTGCAAATGTCTGATATTGACGCAAGAGAATTTGGCAAATTAGAAGCTCAAGTTGAGGCTCTCCAGAAGGAGATGCACTCACTTAGCACCGATGTAAAAGCATTGCTTGAACTTGCCAATAAGGGCAAAGGTGGTTTTTGGATGGGTATGACTATCGCCTCATTTATGGGCGGTATCGTTACCTTTATTGCTGATCGTGTCTGGAAATAAGGAGAATATTATGCCAATGGTTGGAAAAAAGAAGTTTCCCTACTCTGAAAAAGGGGAAAAAGAAGCAAAAGAATACGGCAAGAAAAAGGGTGTTCCTGTGACTGTGATGATTGCAGTTGGTAAGCCAAAAATGGGTATGCCTATGAAAGGTAGCAGAACTGCTACCAACATGATGAAGAAATCATCAAGAGGCAAATAATGTCTACATTTCAACTTGACCCTAATCAAGTGGCACTTGGTGTTCCAAGACTGGGAACAGCCCAAGTATTTACAGTTACTAACTCAAGTGTTCAATCAACTGCTTTTGGCGCATCCACCACGATGATTCGTGTATCTTGCTCTTTAGGACATTGCCATTTTCAAATTGGCACAAATCCAACAGCCAGCATAACAACTTCACCCATGATGCCTAATAATTTTTCTGAGATTATTAAGGTAAATGCTGGTGAAAAGATTGCTGTTATCAAGGATGCAACAGTAGCGGCATCAACTTTTTCAGTAACTGAGTTAATATGAAAAAGACTAAAGCACAAGTCAAGATTAGCAAGGTAATGCGTGAATACAAAGAAGGTACTTTGCATTCAGGTAAGGATGGCAAGGTTGTCAAGAATCCAAAACAGGCTGTTGCCATTGCTTTGTCTGAAGCTGGTATGTCCAAGCCTAAAAGGAAGATGAAATGAAACAGGGTTTGTACGCCAATATCAACGCCAAGAAGCAACGGATAGCCGAGGGTTCTGGCGAAAAGATGCGTAAGGTAGGTAGCAAGGGTGCGCCTACTGCCGAAGCGTTTAAACAAGCGGCAAAGACTGCAAAGAAGCCTAAAAAGGTGAAGTAGATGAAAACACCCACTTGGCAAACAAAAGCTGGTCAAAATCCAAAAGGCGGCTTGAATGCCAGAGGGAGATCATCTTATAATGCGGAAACTGGTGGTAATCTGAAGCCGCCAGTAAAGTCGGGGGATAACCCTCGCAGAGCAAGTTTCTTGGCTCGTATGGCTGGCAACGATGGCCCTGAGTACAAGGATGGTAAACCGACAAGACTGCTTCTTTCGCTCAAAGCATGGGGTGCATCCTCAAAGGCTGACGCAAAGGCAAAAGCTAAAGCTATCTCCGCAAGGAATAAGGCAAAAGCTAAATGAGAGCATTATCAGTTGGAGTTAGTCCCACAGCGGCAGTAGACACTACAGTCTATACCTGTCCGACTGGCTATTACTCTAAATTTACTGTAATGTATATACACAATACAGGCGGGTCTACCAAGCATATAACTGTTCAATGGTTTGACGCAAGTGCTAATACCACTCTTGATATATTGACT